TATATGGGTGTTCGCGCTCAAAAGATCGCACAAGCTATGCGGTCAATAGTGAATGAAGGTGAGTCAGATTTGGCTGGGTTGCAAGCTACTTTTAGCCGTGCTGCTGGCACTGCTGGCACTACGCCTTTTGCTACTGCAAATGATTATATGGGCGCATCATTAGCCCGTAAAATCCTGAAAGATAATGGCGGCGATATTGACCCACAATTGGTAATTGATACAACTGCTGGCGCAAATATGATTGGTAAGCAATCTGCTGTAAATGCTGCTGGCACTGATAGCCTTTTACGTCAAGGTGTTTTGCTGGATATTGCTGGAATGCCTTTACGTGAATCAGCTCAAATCAATACATCAACAGCAGGCACAATGTCTGGTGGTAAAACTAATAACGCTGGTTATGCTGTCGGGGTTACATCGTTTGGCCTTCAAAACGCAACTGGTACAGGTGTTTTAATTGCAGGTGATGTTATTACTTTTGCAGGTGATACTAACCAGTATGTTGTAACTTCGGCTACATTCGCTGGAGCTAACCCTGCCACTGGCGATGTTGTTGTAATTGCTGGTAACGGTTTACGAAAAGCAATTGCTGGTTCAAATACAGCTATTACAGTAGTCGCTGCGTCTGCTCGAAATATGTGCTTTTCTCGATCTGCGCTAGTTCTTGCAGCTAGAACACCAGCCCGACCAAGCGAGGGTGATATGGCTAGCGATGTAATGGTTATTACTGACCCACGATCTGGTCTTTCTATGGAATTTGCAATGTATAAAGGCTATAGAAAAGTGCGCTATGAAGTTGGTTTGGCATGGGGTGTTAAAAACATCAAGCCAGAGCATACTGCATTGTTGCTAGGCTAGGTTAATTGGTTGCCAGTTTAAAAGCTGGCAGCCTTTTTTGTAGGGAATAATAATGGCAAAATACAAGAAGGCAAAACCAGTTAAAAAACCCAAAAAGGTTAAATATTAATGACTACTATTGTCGAAAATGGCTCGATTGTATCTGGTGCTAATTCTTATGTGAGTGATGCTAATTTCACTGCATACGCATCCGATCATGGAGTAACGGTAACAGGTGTAGCCGCGAAATTACTATTACGGGCTGCTATCTATGTCGAGCAGTTACAGTTCATTGGAGCAAAGAAAACCAAAGCGCAGACAATGCAATGGCCTAGAACTAGTGTTAATATTGACGGGTTCGCTATTAATTCTGACGAAATACCTCAATTATTAGTCGATCTCCAATGTGAAGTGGCATTGGCTGTTGATGGCGGCGACGACCCATTGGCTACAGTAGCTAGAGCTATTAAGAAAGAAAAGGTTGATGTTATTGAAGTAGAATATTCAGATAGCGCAGCGCCTTTTGCTTACAATCTCAAAATTAAAGCACTAGAAAGAAAGCTAACAGGTACTAGTGGCAGTATGTCTTTTGCGGTTAGCAGAGTATGAGCTTTTACTCAGCACTAGCCGATACTGCAACTAAGTTACTGACGAGTAAAGGTCAGGCAGCTAGTTGGTCACATAGCAATAATGATTCATCTTTTAATCCCGCTACAGGTGAGACTTCTGGCGGTAGCACTACGGCATATAGTGCCAAGGGTGTATTACTTAATTTTAATACTGCAAGAATCGACGGCACTTGGGTTATATCATCTGATCGAAGATTTATAATGGACGCTGGAAGCATCCCAGAAATTAGTGACGTTATAACTGTAGACTCTATTGCCTACCAAGTGTTGGCTGTTAGCCCTATCAACCCAGCAGGAACGGTGGTGATCTATGAGCTTCAGCTTAGAGCTTAAAAATTTCACCAATAAGGCTGAGAAAAATTCTGAAAAGATTTTTCGAGGTACTGCCATTAGTTTGTTTGGTCGTATTATCAAAAGAACTCCTGTGGATTCAGGTCGGTTAAAAGGTAATTGGCAAGTAGATGTAAACCAGCCAGCTACAGGTAATGTAGAAAATATAGACGCTACACCTGTTGAAACTATGAGTGGAGGTTCTGCGATTAAAATACAAGCTGGTATTGGGAAGCCATCACTAAGCGATACTATATACATGGTCAATAACTTATCTTATGCCAAGACTATAGAACGTGGTCGCATTGGCAATAAAGGTTCAAGTCAAGCACCATCAGGTATGGTGGCTGTTAGTCTTACTGAATTTAAGCGGGTATTAGAGAAAGAGGCTGATAAAGTAAAATGACTACATCATACTTAGATATATCAGCGGCGTTAGATACTAATCTCAATACATTTGCGACTGCTAATAGCATTGCCGTGGCTTGGGAAAATAAAGACTACCAGCCAGTAACGGGCACTTTATATTTAAGGCCAACATTATTGCCAGCCGACACAGAATCAATCGGACTAGGTAACACAAGTTCAGAAGATCATCTTGGAATCTACCAAGTTGATGTGATAGCTCCAATAGATAAAGGCAAAGGCCAAGCAATTACAAAAGCTGACTTGGTTAAAACTGCTTTTCCTAAAGGAAATTTAACCTACAATGGGTTAAAGTTAAGAATTAGATCGGTATCGCGTGGTTCAGGCTCTCGCGATGGCGCTTATTACATAGTGCCTGTTTTTATATCTTACCATTCAATCACTTAGGACATTAACATGGCAACTCCAATTACATTCGCGGGCTCTACCGTTTCAATATCTGACGATATACCAGCAAGTTACAACGAAGCAGGATTTGAAGCTGCTGGCGTAGTATTCACGGCAATAGGTGAAGTAACTAGTATCGGCAGTAAAGGTCGAACTTATAACGATGTTTCATACACCAACTTGACTACTCGCGGAACGATTCATAAAAAAGGTTCTTATGATGAGCCAGAATTGTCAATCGAAATAGGCGTTGATCGCGCTGATGCTGGTCAAGTAATTCTTGCCGCTGCTGCTATCTCTGATGCTAATCATTCTTTTAAAATTGCATATAGTAATGGAGAGACTGATTATTTTGAAGCTTTGACTTTCAGCATTGTAGACGCTGGCGGCGATTCGGACACTATGAGAGCAGTAACCGCTAATCTTAGAATTGATTTTCGCGGTGTAGTAGCTGCTACTGCATAATGGACTTATCCTTACTGATAGCTAATGAAACGGCTGAATGCACGATTACAGACCCGTATACTGGCGACGACACTGATATTGTCGTCACTGTATATGGGGCTTATTCTAAACAGTATGCCGAAGCATTTAAGAAAGAATCGCTAAGGAAAGTATCTGATGCGATGGAGCTTTTAATTGATCTCACGGTTGATTGGATAAACCTTAGCTTTGAAGGTAAAGACCTAGTATTTAATCGAGAGAATGCCAAGAAAATATATGGAATGGAACGGTTAATAGTACGCAGACAGGTCGAGGGATTTATTTTAGATCAAAAGAATTTTTTACCAGAACGCTAGATGATTTGAGTTTGTATGCTAATCAACTAGCGTGGTTAAATTCTCGACAAGATAGGAAAGGCAAGGCAAGGCGTGAATTATTGGAATATGATATGCCTGATATTAGTTACTGTCGCTATATTTATGAGATGGCTGTAGAGTTTGGTTTAAAGCCTGAATGGTCGGAGTTAAATGCATGGAGCGAATTAACTCAGGCTAATCTAAATAAATTTGAGGCAAAAGCGATTCACTTAATGGGATTAACCTACAATAACAAGTATAGTGAATATGATGGCAATGATGCACCAAGGCCGTTTATTGGTAACACCAAGCAAGATAGTAATTCAATTCGCGATATATTAAGGAATCATTAAGATGGCAGACGCAGCAAATTTACTTATAGGAGTTAAAACCAAGGGTGCTGCTGCTGCTGAAAAGAAGCTGAAACGGCTGGAGAAGCAAGGCAAGGACACTTCAAGATCAATAAATAAGGTCGGTAAATCTTTTAGTGGTTTAGGTGCGAAGATCGGACTTATTACTGGGGTAGCTATAACTGCGACCCTAGTTAAGTCAGTCAAAGATGTGATGGACTTCACACAAGCAATTGCTGACCTATCCGCGATTACTGGAGCTACTGGCAAGGATTTACAGTTTTATGCAGACAGCGCAAAAGAAATAGGTAGAACGACAAGTTTAAGCGCGCAACAAGCAGTTGAAGCATTTAAGTTAATAGGAAGTGCAAAGCCTGACCTATTATCTAACGCCAAAGCACTTGAGGAAGTTACCAAGCAAGCCGTTATTCTGGCAGAAGCCGCAGGGATTCAATTACCACAGGCAGCTAGTGCGCTAGGTAGTGCATTAAATCAGTTTGGTCTTGATTCCAGTAAGGCTGGAGAAGTAATTAATGCTTTGGCAGCTTCCTCAAAATTCGGTGCTGCTGAAATTCCAGCCGTAACAGAGGCTTTACGAAATGTTGGTTCTGCCGCAAATGCGTTAGACGTTGATTTAGTTGAGACTGTCGCTGGAATACAGGCTCTAGCTATTGCTGGTAAACAAGGCGCGGATGCTGGCACAAGTCTTCGTCAGGTATTATTAAAGCTTGAAAAGACCGCAGACCAAAAGTTAATGCCTTCGGTTAATGGTCTATCTGGGTCTTTAAAAAATCTTAAAGGATTAAATCTCAGTAACTCTAAACTAATGAAGTTATTTGGCGATGAGGCTTTTGCCGCTGCCGTAGCACTTTTAGAGCAATCAGGTAATGTTGCTAAGTTAAATGTGAACCTCAGAGGAACTACCACAGCGATAGATCAAGCAAAGGGTAGAAT